TCAGCGCCGGCTGGCCGTAGTGGCAGCGCACCGTGGGCTCATTGTCGACGCCCTCGGCCGCATGACCCGCCGAGAGTGCCAACAGGCCAGAGCCAAGCAAGCCACCCCACAGAAGCTCCGGGCATGGCTCAGCGGGTACGCCGACCTGCAGGAAGCCGTGTGCGTCGAGGCCCTGCTGCCGGCCATGCGGGCGCACCTGGCCTGGCAGGGCTCAGCCGAGGATCCGGCCGACGTGACGGCCCGGATGGTGCGCGAACATCTGGCCGCCTTCGAGGGACAGATTAGGGCGGCGCTGGAGGCCGACGCAGAGGACTTCCACCCGCGACTCGATCGCGTGTTGACGCGGTGGGAACGTGACCGGGCCGAGTCGGTGGCCGACGCGCTGTTGACACAGGAGATCCGTAATGTCTGATCCACTTGCTCCAAGCACGCCAGAAAACTCGGGCGCACTAATTGATCTTCAGGAAGACGTGTTTTTCGGAACCGTGCTCGTGAAGTCCTCTCGTGGCGTCATGTATCCATTCCCGGTTGTACTCGACATGGATGGCCGAAAGATGCTGGAGCTGTATCCAAGCCTCGTGCTGGTCGGCAAATCATCGAGCGGTCAGGACGTGTTTCGAGACACAAGCCTCGATGGCGACGGCGCCACAACTGGAGGCGCGACATGATCGAATACGCGATGACGCAGTGGGGCGATGGGCGCTCCTGCCCGCGCCCGAAAGCTGTGCTCGAGACGGCCGAGCGCATGCAGCGGTGGGCCGCCGGTCAGTCGGAAGTCTGCGGCGGGTGCCACTCTCTGCCAGCCGTGGGGATCCGGGCAGGGCTGCCGCTCTGTGGACGCTGCCGGGAACAGCGGACGATCCGATCCGGCGACGCGCAGTTAGCGAGCCGAGCGGAACCGGAGGACGACGCGGCTAGTCCGGTCACGCTGACCGGCCTGTCGATTGTGTTCAATTCCCGTTCCGAGTGGATGGGATTTTTCGAGATCATCAAGCCGTCTGCCGTCGATCGTACATTCGCCGAGAAGATCGATTTGAGATATCTGTGGAGTCACAATCCTGATATCACGATGGGCCGCATGAGCGCCGGCACGCTGCGTATTCGCAAGACGACACGTGGGCTGGCGATTGAAGCGGACCCGCCCCGCTGGGCCGCTGGCCAGATCGAGTCCGTGAAGAGGCGCGATGTGACCCAGCAAAGTTTCGCCTTTGAGACGGTGGAAGACGACTGGCATATCGAAGATTCGGTCCCCGTGCGAGACGTGCTCGATATGCGAGTGTACGAAAGCTCCGCGGTGGCGTTCCCGGCTTATGCCGCCACGACGCTGAAAGCCATCAACGCAGACGCGCGAGAGCACTGGTTCCGTGAACAGCAGACGTCAGAGCGTCTGAGACTCGCTCGATGAGCCGAGAACGGAATCGCCGCGGCCGGCCGGCGCTGTATCCAGGCCAGCCAATGTTACAGGTAGGCACGCGGCTGCCTGCCCAGATTCACAATCGGTTGATGGATCTGTCGAATCGATCCGGGCATCCCGTTCACGAGTTAGTAAGAGAAGCGGTCACGCGACTGGTGATTCAGTCGCGCGACCGCTGATTGCCTGCCGGGACTCGACTGACGCCGCCCAGCCAAACCTAGCCCGTCCATACCTCGCCTGCCTCGGCCAACCACGCCTAGCCGTGTCTATCCCCCCCCGTCACGCCTTGCCGCTCCACGCCTGCCGCTCTCGCCAATCCGCGCCAAGTAGAGTGATGCCCCGCCGATCCACACCTCGCCTGCGTGGCCAAGGGTCGATCCGCCGCGTCAGGCCCCATCGGGCCGTGCCTGTCATAGCCTGCCAGAACTCGCCGCGACCGGATCCCGCCGCGCCGTGTCTCGCCGCGCCTCGCCTGCCGTGTCACGCCCGGCCTAGCCAGTCCTTGTCAGTCCGGACCAAGGTCCTGGCCTGCCGTGTTCATCCACGCCTTGCCTACCTAGAACCAGCCCCGCCCAGCCATACCTCGCCCGATTGCGCCATACCGCGCCTCACTAGACCGCGCCGCGCCTGCCTCGCCAGACCGCGCCATGACGGACCCCGCCTTGAACTACCGTGCGTCGCCTGCCTCGCCACGCCTGTCCGAGCCATCAACCGCGTTGCCAGTCCACCACTGGCCGCGCCCAGCCTGCCACGTCATGTCTCGTCGCGACTAGTCGAGGCTTGCCCCGCCCAGCCGTGTCAGGACGCGCCTGTCCAGCCGTGTTCTACGCCGCCTTCTTGCTCTTGACGCCCTTGGCGATCCGTTGCACCCCGACGATCTCCGCGAGCAGCCGATCGATCTCCCGCGTCAGTCCCAACGGCCCCGCGAGATCAAGACCGCGCCGGACGTGGCCCGCGGCCACCTCCAGCGTGTAGACAAGCGATTCACGCGCCGCCGCCGGATCGGCACGCAAGGCAATCACGCTGCGATAGCCCTGCGCACCGCCCACTGAACGGTCACGCACATACACCGGCACCTTGATCTCGTGCGTCTCGTGCTGCACGAGCACCGTGACGTGGCCGATGATCTCTCGCGCCCGTTGAATCCAGTGCAGCATTGCTGCCTTTTTCAGATTCCACGGGAACAACGGATGCAGCGGACTCGACGGCTTCCGCGCATGCGCCACCACGCGAGAGGCACTGATGCGCCCCTGCTTGTCCTCGAGCCCTTTGAGGCAGTCGAGTTGCGCTTTCGTGAGTTTCATCACGCCGCTCCCTTCAGCGTCCGATGCGTCAGTTCCTCATCGAACCACGACAGCAGTTCTGTCGTTTCGTCGTCGTAGCAGACCGGATTCTCCAGCCCTTCGATCTGCGCCTTGCGCCCTCCCGCCTTCACGATTGCGGCGAACTCGGGATCGTTCGGCGCGACGATCTTGAACTGGCCGTAGTTGCCGGCGCCCTTCTCCGGTCGCCAATCGCCCACGCCGATCGTGATACCAGCCGCAGCCAGCAGATTCAAGACGGCCTGTTGACGAATGAGTGGCTGCACGTAGGTGATCGACAACTTGCACGCCCACTCCGGCACGATCGCGCGCGTGCGGATGTCCGGCGTCCTGTTCATGTCGGCCGAGCGCACCGTGGACATGAACAACTTGGGCACGCCGTAGATCCCGACGAACTCACCAGCGATGTAGGTGAGCCGGCCGATCTGCGCCTTCTTCGCACCAGGCATGTCGAGCGCCGCCGATCGAATGGCCCCCTTGAACGACGTGGCCAGCATCGCCAGCAGCGTCGGCTGCGCCTTGTCCTTCAGCGTGTAGGCCGACGCACGGTATTCCTCGATCGGCTTGTGCTTGAGCGTCGTCGCCTTTTCGACGGCCGACTTGCGGCCCTTTGGCATCAGCAGTTCATGCTTCGCCTTCTCGCTCATCCGGTTGAGGATGATCGGGCTCGTGCCGAGCACGTAGCACGTCACTGAGGCGGTTTCGACCTTCAGGATCTCGGAGACTTCGGGTTGTGACGTAGACTTCTTTGCAGCCATGTTTGGGGCCCTCCAGCGGCCCTTGGCGTGGTTAGGAGCCGTTCGGCGTTAGCGCGTCGAACGGTTCCGCCTACCTTATAGTAGGCCGGCCGGTATTGTCCACTCCGTTATAAAAAATCGCGTCTCACGCCATGTTCCCCTAGCCTTGATCGTGAACTAGCAGAGTCAGGCGCGCGTAGGCTCCTCAGCCGCTCGAACCTGACGACATAGACGGCAGCGTCTCCTGACCACTCAGGGCGCCGCTCAGAGCGAATCGAATCGCTTGGGGCGGCGCCCTTTGTTGTTTTGCGGTCCCCCAAGCACCCCAGAGGGACCGACATGACGATTCAGGAATTGCTTGACAGAAAAAAGGGCCTCGTGGCGGCGGCCAACGAGATCCGCGACCGCGTCTACAAGACAGACGGTGGCGAGTGGAAGGGCGACGACGAGGCCAAGTTCGACGGCCTGATGAAGGACGCCGACAACGTCACGGCCGAGATCGGCCGGCTGGCCAAACTCGAAGCGACCGAGCGCAGTCTGACCGAGGCCGAGCAGCCCCAGCAGCGGCAGACCACACGCGAGATCGAGCGGCGCGACAGCACGCGCGGACGCATGGGCAGGCCGAGCGTCGAAGATCGCGCGCTGGCGTTTCACGGCTGGTTCGGCTCCGGCTCGCCAGATGGCGAGACGGTCACGCCGGCCCACCGAGAGGCGGCGGCCCGCTGCGGCATCAGCCTCGATGCCAAGAAGCTCCGCATGCGTCTGGCCCCGGTGGCCCTCCGGTCGCTGCGCGCCGAGGACGTGAGCGAGTGGGAACAGCGGTTGACGCAGGTCGACGTCGTGTCGCCGGATCTCGGCGGGCACTTCACGGTGCCCGACGAGATGATGAAGCCGCTCGAGCGCGCCTTGCTCGAGTTCGGCGGCATGCGGCAGGTCGCGCGAGTCGACCGGACCGCGACCGGCGCCGCGCTGCCCTACCCGACGATGAACGACACGTCGAACTCGGGTGCGCTGCTCGGTGAAGGGTCGGAGCACACCGAACTCGACACCGAGTTCGACCAGATGATCCTCGAAGCCTACAAGTACACGTCGCGCCGGGTGCCGGTGTCGGTCGAGTACCTGCAGGACAACGCGATCAACTTCGCCGGCATCATCGGGTCGATT